CAAATAGGACATTGGAATAGGAATCAAGATAATTACAATCGAGTCGATGGATACCTGAAGATAGCTTATGGTCTATCAGCAAATACTACTCTTAGTGAAACCGATCCTAGTGGCTGTTATCAAGATCCATTTGAGAATGCTAATAATAGTACAACTGTTTATCAAACAATGAATCCGAATGAAGTTGATGGTGATATACGCATGTGGTATCAGATCACTTGTGTATACAATGGCGGGCCTGTGGGATATTGGAAACCTAGTACAAGGTCTGAAACTGAAGCAGAATTAATACAAAATATTAAGGATTCCTTTAAGTTCTACCAAACAAATTTGTGGACAGGAAAAGTACAAGAAATAGAATGGCATCATATACAAGCATCCAATCAACAGAGCAATTACTTAGGATTTGTTCAAGGAGTAGGTTACAGAGGTGACCATCAAGATACTGGTGCGGGGTCAACATTTTTTGGTGCAATGTGTGATGGAGCTGATTCATCATTTGTATTTAAATCAAACTGGGCAGGTACATGGGTAACGAATACAGCATTATCTCAATCAGACCTACAAGGAAATATAGATAGAGAAGAAGGATTTGCTCTTGACCCTCTTGGATGGGCAACAGAAAATGATAAGGATGCTACAAACACATGGATATGGAGCCCAAGTCATCATCCAAATAGAGCTGTTAATGTAGATAAAGATAATTATCCTAATATAACATCTGGTGCTTCAGATAGTAATGATCTGAGAGCACTTTCAAATATGAAGGATAAAGAATATTTTTATACTCAAGATGATACTGAATTTTGGGCAAATAGTTACCCATTAGATACAAGGTAAGGAATAAATGGCACTCACTCTTAAAAAACAAACTGTCAACATGGTATTAGATCAAGGTTGTACTTTTGAAAAAGTAATCACTGCACAAAACTCTGCTGGTTCAAATGTAACTATTTCTGCTGGAACTTGTGCTGGAAAGATGAGACAATCTTATAGTTCATCAAATAATGTAGTTTCATTTACTTGTGCAGATGCGGGTTCAAATGTAACCATTTCATTAACTGCAACACAAACAGGTGCTATTTCTCCTGGCCAGTATATCTATGATGTAGAATATACACAATCTGGTGGAACTATTATAGAAAGATTGGCCGAGGGTGTAATAACAGTATCTGCATCAGCAACTTATTGAGGACGAAATGACACAACCAACTACAAGAGCAACACTTAAAGATTATGCTAAAAGAAAATTAGGGCATCCAGTAGTAGAATTAAATATTGATGATGACCAGATGGAGGATTGTATAGATGATGCTTTAGAATTTTTTCAAGAATATCATTTTGATGGAACATACCCCACATTTTTAAAACATCAAATCACAGCATCTACTCTCAAATTAACTTCTAATGTTACGTTTACAGCTGGAGAAGAAATAACAGGCGGAACGAGTGGAGTAAAGGCGACTGTTCATGAATACCATAGTGCTAATACCACGATACGATATAAAAATCCAACAGTAAAATCTGGTGGTGATGGAAATACATATTATGCAAATACTACAACTACATTTGGAAATGGTGAAACTGTAACGGGCGGAACGAGTGGAGCATCGGCAACAACTCATGCTTCCACCGCAAATGCTCTTGGAGATTTTGACAATGAATACATTACAATCTCCGAAAATATTATAGGTATTAAGGGGGTAATTCCCTTTCACGATACAACTGCTAGTACTACTAATATGTTTTCGGTGAATTATCAATATGCATTAAATGACCTTTATAGAATGGGAACTGGTGCACAAATGGGTAATTATGTTTTTACTCAACAAAACCTATCTATGATTAATAATTTATTTAATACTATGCCGAGATTTAGATTTAATCGTCACACAGATAGATTATATTTGGATATTAGATGGGGTAATGATGTAAGTATTGATGATTTCATAATTGCTGAATGTTACATCATAACAGACCCAGCATCCTTTGCAGATGTGTATGGAGATATGTTTCTCAAAAAATATGTCACAGTCCTTTTCAAAAAGCAATGGGGCCAGAACTTAATTAAATTTGAAGGTATGCAACTTCCGGGCGGTGTAACTCTTAACGGTAGGCAATTATATGATGACGCGATTACAGAAATTGATAAATTAGAAGAACAGATGTCCTTAACATATGAATTACCATTAGATTTTATGACAGGATAATTAATGGCTACTAATCATTATTTCAATCATTATGGAACGAATACACCAGATCAGCGTTTAGTTGAAGATATAATTATAGAATCAATTAAGGTCTATGGTATTGATGTAAATTATATGCCAAGAACTCTTGTCAATGAGGATAAGATTTTTGGTGAAGACCGAATCTCGCAGTTTAATGATTCGCGGGTCATAGAAATGTATATCAAGAATGTGGATGGATTTGAGGGAGAAGGAACTTTTGTTTCAAACTTTGGCTTAGAAGTTAGAGATCAGATTACACTTACAGTTTCAAGAAGAAGGTGGACACAACTTAGTTTTGAGGGTGATGGTAGAGATAAAGAGCCTAAAGCTGGTGACCTTATCTATTTTCCTTTGACTGATGGGTTGTTTCAAGTCATGCATGTTCAAGATACGAACACGTTTTATCAAACTGGTTCTCTACAAACATTTGACCTTGTTTGTGAATTGTTTGCCTACTCTGATGAGAAGATTGATACAGGGATTGAAGAAATTGATGATATTGAAGTTCAACAATCTTTTGTTCGTACATTTGAGTTAGCTTCTAGTCCTGCAGTATCTGGTACTTTCCAAGTTGGAGAAACAGTTACCGGCGGTACTTCTGCAAAGACAGGAGAAGTTGCAAAGTGGGATTCCACAACAAGATATCTATATCTTATCAATATGACAGGGGTATTCACAGTAGGAGAAATTCTTACTGGTGCAACTAGTTTAGCAACTGGTACTTATGAAACCAAACAAACATCTGATGAAGCTGTTCAGACTTTAGCATCAATTGAAGCAGGAACAACTGATACTGCTACAGGTAATGAAGAATTTGAAAGTGACGCGGATTCTATCCTTGATTTTTCAGAAGGTAATCCGTTTAGTGAAGGGACAAATTACTAATGTTAGGCTCTACCTTTTATCATCAAACAATACGAAAATATGTAGCAGCATTTGGAACTCTGTTTAACGATATCAATGTAGAACGTAAAAATTCTGCAGGGACTGTCATTGAACGAATTAAAGTTCCTCTTGGATATGGGCCAAAACAGAAGTGGATTTTAGCTCTTCAAGAAACTAGTGCTGATAGAAAAGTAGTTGCAACTAGGACTCCAAGACTTGGATTTGCTCTTACAGGTCTATCATACGATTCTTCAAGAAAATTGAACACTATTGGAAGAAACGCAGCAGCGAACACTGCAGCTGGGACTTCTTCTTTGATGACTCAATACAATCCTGTTCCTTATAACTTTGATTTTGAGTTATTCATTCTGGTAAATAATGCAGAAGATGGAACTCAGATTCTTGAACAGATACTACCATACTTTGCACCACAATTCACAGTTACCATCAATACAATTCCAAGTATGGGAATTAAAACTGATATTCCTATTATTCTTAATTCAGCTAGTCAGAGTGATGAGTACGAGGGAGAATTAGCAACAAGAAGAACTATTATTTGGACTTTAAGTTTTCTTCTTAAAGGTCAGATTTATCCAGATGTTAAAACAAGTTCAGTTATCAAATCTATTGAAGTTAATTTCAGAATTCCTGGCGGAGACAAATCTGATTTTCAAGTTAATTTTGCTCTGTTAGAAACTTCAGACTTTGACACTACAGACTATATATTATTAGAAACAGGAAACTACGAAAGAATTGCTACTGAAGATAGTAGTGAAGGTGCATCAGAATCTACAGTCAAGTCAAGATATACAGTTACACCTTCACCTTCAGGAGTTACTGCAGATGATGATTATGGATTTAGTGAAACTTTTGAGTTTTTTGAACCAAGTAGAAATTATGATATAACAACAGGCACAGATGTATGAGTGTAGTAGGAAATATAGATGAGCATCTTGATGAAGTTTTTGGGATTATAGAAAAGCCCAAGAAAGAGGTGGTCAAGACAGAACGTGTAGTTCCTGTCGTAACAGCTGATGATAGTGATTCTGATTTTCAATATGCAAGAGAAAATCTTTATAATCTTATAGAACGCGGTCAAGATGGTTTGGATGAACTTCTTGAAATAGCTAAAGCCTCTCAACATCCACGTGCATTTGAAGTAGTCGGTCAACTGGTGGATAAACTCACCACCACCAACAAAGAACTACTGAATCTCCATAAATCAAAAAAAGATATAAAGACCGAAAAGGGTGGGCCCACAAGTGTCAACAATAATCTATTTGTGGGTTCTACAGCAGAACTACAAAAATTTCTCAAGAAGGAAAAGGTTATTGAGGAAGAAAAATGAGTAATTCAAAAACTTATTTGGGTAATCCAAATTTAAAGAATATTGGTCAACCCATAGAATGGACAGAAGAAAATATTGAGGAATATCAAAAATGTATGGAAAGTCCTCAATATTTCATAGAAACTTATGTCCAGATTGTTCATGTTGATAAGGGTCTTGTACCCTTTGATATGTATCCGTATCAGAAAAAAATGATACAAACCTTTAATGATGACCGATTTGTAATTTGTAAAATGCCAAGACAGACAGGTAAATCCACTACCATTGTCAGTTTTCTTCTCCATTACATTCTATTCAATCAAGATGTCAATTGTGCTATTCTAGCCAACAAACTCTCTACGGCACGAGAACTTCTTTCTAGATTACAACTTGCATACGAACATCTACCCAAATGGTTACAACAAGGAGTTACAGTTTGGAATAAGGGAAACATTGAACTAGAAAATGGTTCTAAGATTTTGGCTGCAGCCACTTCTTCTTCCGCTGTTCGAGGTAGTTCTTTCAATATCATTTTCCTCGATGAGTTTGCACACGTGCCAAATAACATAGCAGACCAGTTTTTCACTTCAGTTTATCCTACAATTTCTTCTGGTGAAACTACCAAAGTTTTCATTGTATCTACACCATTAGGACTTAATATGTTCTATAAAATGTGGATTGATGCTGAGGAAGGAAGAAGTAATTATACTCCGATTGATGTTCATTGGCGAGAAGTTCCTGGCAGAGATGAAAAGTGGAAACAAGAAACAGTTAAAAATACAAGTGAGATACAATTCAATCAAGAATTTGAATGTGAGTTCATAGGTTCTACTCTAACTTTAGTTGCTCCATCTAAATTAAGAACTATGGCCTTTGAAAGACCAATAGCATCAAAAGCTGGGATGGATGTATACGAACATCCCAAAAAAGAAGCCACATATTGTATTGTCGCAGACAGTGCTCAGGGTAAGGGTCAGGACTATTCTGCTTTAAGTGTGTTTGATATTTCGGAAATACCATATAAACAAGTAGCCAAATATAGAGATAATACCATATCTCCTATGTTATATCCAAACGTAATCTATCAAATAGGGAATCAATACAATACGGCATGGACTATAGTTGAAATTAATGATGTGGGTCAACAAGTAGCAGAAACTCTACACTTTGATTTAGAATATGAGAATATCCTTATGTGTTCAATGCATGGTAGAGCTGGCCAAAAAGTGGGGGGTGGATTTGGTAAAAACAACCAACTAGGAATACGGACTAGTAAACAACTCAAGAGAATTGGTTGTGCTGCATTGAAAGAGATGATTGAAACTGATAAACTGATTATTCCAGACTTTGAGACTATTGCGGAATTAACTACATTTTCCTCTAAACATAACTCATACGAGGCTGAGGAAGGGTCACATGATGATTTAGCTATGACTCTAGTTATTTTCTCTTGGTTAGTTCAACAACAATACTTTAAGGACATGACAGACCTTGATATTAGAAAACAAATGTATAAAGACCAAATGGAGGCATTAGAACAGGATATGTTACCATTTGGTATCATTGATAGTGGACAAGAAGAAGAAACTTTTACTGATAAATCTGGTCAAGTATGGGAGATAGCTGACCAAGAACATCAAAGAAGTTATTTTTAATTATCAATGCTACTGAACCCAAAATCATCTATATTATCGGGTTTGGTTTCTTTTATGTCCTTTATTAATTTTTTAGCATCAGGATGAACCCGCGTGGAGTTATATTCTAATCTGGACTCACTTTTAGTACATACAACTAAATGCTCGGGATTAACACAACCATTATTTTGACAGTTTTGATGTACGATATGACCAGTAGGTATTTCACCCTTATGATGTAAATAAGAGAATCTATGAGCAGGAATAGATTTTCCTAAATGAGAAAACATTCCATAACCTTGTTGTGTTCTAGACGCAGTCCAAGACCAACAATTATTAGATTCTTTTTGTATTTTAGATAAAAATCTATCAATAGTTTTCATAATGCTCCTGTTAAACATATTTATACTTCAATAAATATTTATAACCTTGAATTATTTATTTTTATAAATAATCATAGTAATGATTTTACGCAGATAATAACACTTTTATAAAGGGAGATGAAATGGCTTTTCAAATTTCGCCAGGCGTTAATACTTCTGAAATTGACTTAACTACTGTTGTACCAGGCATTTCTTCGATAGATGCTGGGTTCTCAGGCGCTTTTAGATGGGGGCCAATTAATGATGTCACATTGATTGATTCAGAATCCCTGTTAGTTGAAAAATTTCAAAAACCAGACGCTAATACATATGCTTCGTTTTTTACGGCAGCAAACTTTTTGAACTATTCTAGTAAATTACACCTAGTACGTTGTGCAAACACAGATGGTGCAAAGAATGCAGCATCCACAGGCGGCGGAGCAATTTTAGTTGCAAATAGTTCAGTATACTATAATACATTAGATGAGGGGGGAGCCTCTGTATCAGATTCAAAGGGTAATTTTATGGCCAAGTGGGCAGGTTCTCTTGGAAACAGTCTTAAAGTTTCCATTTGTGGCCCAACACGAGCCAATCTCGCTTCTGGAAATACAGTAGTTGCAGGTAATTCTTCAGTAACACTCACAGG